TTACTGGCCCGGTTCTGGAGCAGACAGCAATCACCCGATTGAGGCGTTTGTTGAAGATGATCCAAACCAATTGTATGTAATTGCAACCGACGCTTCGTGGACTAGTAAAGCCACCGCTCGTGCGGCAGTTTTTGCAAATGTTAACCTTTCAACAGGTGTTACAGGCACTGATTCAAGTGGTCTATCTCTAGGCCGTTTGGCTATCAGTACAATCAATACCACCGCATCTCTACAGTTGCGGATCATGGGTTGGGTACAAGACTCCGCAAACGAAGATTTTGCGGCGGCTGGTATCGGTGCTGTAGTACGACTCAACAACAGTTTCAATGCCCCAACTGGGTCCATTGCTGCTGGTACTGTTGCAGTAACCGGCGTTTAGGAGGGTTGAATAATGGCTATTAGTAGATCACAACTTGTCAAAGAGTTGGAACCTGGACTGAACGCCCTGTTTGGCCTTGAATATGACCGCTACGACAGGGAGCATGAGCAGATCTTTTCTATGGAAAGCTCAGATCGTGCCTTTGAAGAAGAGGTCATGTTGTCTGGTTTTGGTTCCGCTCCCACTAAAAGTGAAGGTACTGCCGTGTCTTACGACGACGCGCAGGAAGCCTACACGGCCCGATATACCATGGAGACTATCGCACTTGCGTTCTCCATCACTGAAGAAGCCGTAGAAGACAATCTTTATGATCGTCTAGCTTCTAGGTATACGAAGGCCTTGGCTCGAAGCATGAGCCAAACCAAGCAGGTCAAAGCGGCAGCGGTTCTAAACAACGCTTTTGACAGCGCTTACACAGGTGGCGATGGTATTGAGCTTTGCTCAATCGTTCATCCTCTAGTAAGTGGCAACACTTTCCGCAACGAACTCGCAGTTGCTTCGGATCTTAATGAGACAAGCCTTGAACAGGCCCTCATTGATATTTCAAGTTTTGTTGACGAGCGTGGCCTGAAAGTGGCGGTTAGCGGTACTAAACTAGTTGTTCCAAAAGAACTTCAGTTCACCGCAGATCGTTTGCTTGAATCAACCCTTCGCGTTGGAACGGCAGATAACGACATCAATGCTGTTCGTAACATGGGTATGCTTCCGCAAGGTTATGATGTTAATCATTTCCTGAATGACGTGGATGCTTGGTTCATTATGACAGATGCTCCAAATGGTCTTAAAGGTTTTAATCGCAGTGCGATTAGGACCTCCATGGAAGGCGACTTTGATACCGGAAATGTGAGGTATAAAGCCCGCGAACGCTATGCGTTTGGTTGGTCTGATCCTCGGGGTATCTTTGGTTCTCCTGGCTGATGACTAATATACCGGGAGGGGGGAGACCCCTTCCCGGTAGTTTTTGGGATTACATATTCCTAGCGACTGTCCCAACAGACGCTTACACGACGCTAGGGAATAAAACCTTTGTAAGGAGGAAGCCTCATGGCTAACACGACATTTAATGGCCCCGTTCGTTCTGAGAACGGCTTTGAAGTAATCAACATTAATTCCACTACGGGCGCGGTCACGACTACGCTTGATATTGCCTCTACTGGTGCTATTGCCAACCCCACCGGAATGATCGCCGCTACGGGCGCTAAGACGCAGATGGCAAACGCCTTTGCTGCCGTTATGGTCAAAAACACTCATTATCTTGCTCCCGCAGATGGGAACGCTTGTACGGCGACATTGCCCACTGCTGCAACCTCTACTGCTGGCGACGTGATTATTGTTGATTGGCACGCTGCCATGTCTAACGGCCAAACTCAAAAGTTTGGCACGGCGGGCGAGTTCTTTGAGGTTAATTCGGTAGTGTACAAAACAACCACCGTACTTGCCTTTATTTTTGCAGCGGATGTTGCGGACGGTAGCGCGGACGACTTCCTGAACATGGTTGGTCTAAGCAATGCAGGTCCGGGTATCGGTAGCCGCATCGTATTCTCCTTTAACGGGACGGTATGGCGAGCCGATGCAGTTTCTACGACCTCCGGGACCGGCGCTGCTGCTGGCACTTCGGTTTTTGCCACATCTTAATCAGTTGAGTGGGGGCCTGAACGCCCCCACTCCTTTAGGAGGAGTTTGATATGGCTGATGCCGTAACTACCACGTCAGTAATTGACGGCGATAAGAGAGCCGTAATTTACTGCACTAATACCAGCGATGGAACTGGTGAAGCCGCTGTTGTTAAAGTGGATGTATCGTCTCTTTCGTCTCTTCAAAACGGAACGGCGTGCACCGGGGTAAGGCTTGAAAAAGTAGTCTTCTCTACTGCCGGTATGGCGGTAAAACTTCTGTGGGATGCCACGACAGACGTTATCGCCGTAGAATTACCCGCTGATTATTCCGACACGCTAGATTATTCAGATGTAAGTGGTCTTCCCAATGTTGCAGCCGCTAGCGGCAAGACTGGGGACATAGTGTTAACGACGCTAGGACACACGTCTGTTGATACTTACTCCATAGTTCTTCACTGTTTGAAAGAATACTAAACATCATGGGCGATGTTGAACGACAAAATGAAATAGACATCGTTCATATTCGTGGTGAATTAAAGCTGTTGTCTGAGAAGATAGAGGTCATAAAGTCAAATGATCTCCATCATATTCAGAAATCAGT